TGGTGTTGATGTATTAGAAGCGTGTGTTGGAAGTAATAAAGTAAATGTAAATATTAGTAGTGGTAATATTACTGGTTTTGCTACTTCTACATTACAAGGAACAATTAATACAAGTTTAGGAACACTTGAAACTTCATTAACAAGTATGGAAGGAAAACAAGATACTCAAATTACACATTTAAGTGAAATAGAAGGAGCAGTAGAAACTCTTGAAGCGTGTGTAAGTAGTAATAAAGTATCAACTGTAAATACTCAAAATGTTGCTAATGGTGTATGGATAAATAATTCTGCGGTGAATTCTCAATCTTTTTCAGCGTCATTAGAAACTACTGGATATAGTAAGTTAAGATTGTATGGTGTCGTAGACCAAGATTTTAGTGGTGCTCCGCCAAATATGATAGTGACTGGTTCAAGAACTAATGGAGGAACTTACACACCATTAGCGAATTCAACTGACGGAATAGATACAAATTCTTCCTATATTAGTAGTGCTACGATTATAGGTGTTAATGCTACTATTGATAATCCGCCTCCATTTATCAAGTTATATAATTTACACGGAAGCACCAATTTTACATTCACATTAAATTATAAATTATCTAATTAATAAGTAAATGAATTCTTCTGTAATATTAAAAGAGTTAGATGAGTGTTTAGAGAAATTAAAAATGAAAGTAATGTTTTATGAAACTGAAATAAAAGAATTAAAAAGCACAATAGAAAAATTAAAAAAATTTGTTAAAGATGTTTGAAATAATTAATTAAACAAAACCAATACATTTATGTATGTATAGTTTATATGGTTTTAAATAAGGATAATGAAGAAATTTGGGAATTACTTTTCTACAAAATCAGTAAAATTGAAAAACTTATGAAAGTAATAATAAGAGATTTAGACAATAATAAGAAGGTGGGGTGTGGTTGCGGTTGCGAAAATGAAAACAAGTCCAAGTAAAGGTGAATTTTTACATCTTGATATATTAGATATATAGATATATTTTTAAGTCTGTGTTCCTATACTTTTATATTTTGGTTCTGGTGCTTTTTTAGTTTTTTTACTATTCCGTTTTATATCTATACGCCTCTTTGCCCTTCTTTCTCTGTCTGCTTTTTTCTTTTTTGCCTCAGCATTTTTTTCCGCCATTTTTTCATTTACTTCTTTCAAAGGCATTTTAGTTTTACTATTAATTTTACTTACTCTTTTTGGGTCTTGAATAGGATGTAATTCGTGTTCTTCTTTCTTTTCATTATAATGAACTTTATAATTAACTTTCTTTAATGCTTCTATTATTTCTTCTTTTTTCATTCTACTAGCATTTTTAATTTGGACTAATTCATTATGTTTTTTGACTAACTCCAATAATTTTTTTTTGGTGATATTCATTATATTTAATACATATTTTATTTTTTGTATTTTTTTACTTTACCAGTTGCCTTTTTTTCTTTAATTGCTTTTTTTTTTTGTGCTGGGGTTAATTCTTTCATTGTAGTAGGTGTTTTAGAATTTACTCTTTTTGTAGGACGGAATATAGTTCCACCTTCTTTATATGTTTTCTTTCCTTTTTCTGTTCTCCAATCTTCCTTATACCAGCGACCTAATCCTTTACTATCGTCTTTCTTTCCACTATACTTTCCTCCCATTTTCTTATATGCTTTAACAACTAATCCACTCTTATAAGCACTATGCTTCATACTAGAATATTTTGCTTTTGCTTTCGCATATAAACTTTTATTTGTTGGCGTAGGCATTTTTTTCTATATACTATATATATATAATAATGGTTCTCAGTTCAGCACCAGCAGATTTTAAAACTAAAAAACCTCTATATAAACCCTACAAATCTACTAAACAAGGTAAGAAAGGAATGGTTTATGTCAAAAAGGAAGGGGGAGTTCGCCTCATCCATTTCGGTGATAGTTCAATGAGTGATATGACTAAACATAAAGATAAAAAACGCCAGAAATCATATTTAGCAAGAAGTGGAGGAATTAAAAATAAACAAGGGAAACTGACTGCTAATGATAAAAATTCAGCAAATTATTGGTCTCGCAAGGTTCATTGGTGATAATTCCGCAAACCCATATTTCTATGCGGAGTAATTATTTAATAAGGTTTTAGGATATAAAACATTATTGAATATATAAAAGTCTTATAATTTTATGGTTTCCGTGTTTTCCGCATAAAAAGTTCATAAAAAATAAAAAAAAACCCCAGAGAAATTTTCATACGGATTTTGCGGAATTACATTTTTTTTAATTTTCCTTAAATATGGATTTTTGATTATATCTATATATATTTAATTTATATATCTAAGCATTTGGATTAGTTCTACTTCGGTTTTTCGCCATACCTACTTGTTTAGGTGCTTTGTATTGACCTTGTATTTGTTCTCGTTTTTTATCACTTAACATATTAGTGTATTCCATATTTGCTACTGCTTGTTTTTGTGCTTGTTCTAATTCATAATTTCCAATAGGTTTTGCCATACTACTTGCGATTGTTGGTTGTTGGGTCATTAAACCTACATTCTTAGGTTTCTTAAAACCTCCTCTTCGTTTTGCTGGTGTCCCTTCATTTCTTTTAGGTTTCTTAGCACCTTCCTTTTTCCTATATACAGTTTGTTTTACGCCATCTCTTGTTTTAACAATATGTGCTTCATAGTCTGGATTATTCTTTCTAGACCTATCAACTTTTGGAGCATCTTTTTTTACCATTTTTATAATATATAATTAGAAAAAAATAATTTCTATATAATATATAAATGTCTAGTCAAAAAGGAGGAGCATATAATCCAAATTCAAAATTTTATAGATTTGGTGGAAGTTCATCAAGTTCTTCTTCATCTTCAAGTTCTACAATGGATTTAATTGCTAAATTAGATGCTAAACTTGGCGTAAAAGCAACAAGAGAAGATTTAGCACCATATATTAGAAAAAAAGCAGATGTAGGAATACCTATAAAAAAAAAAATAAAAATTCAAAGAGAACCAAAAGGTGTAAAGGCAACTGTTAAAGATATTCCTTTATATTCCGCTACAATGCGAACACAAAATATCGGTAGTATAACTATACCAACAACAGTTCAAAATGTTAATCCAGCACAAGTGGGAGTTTTTAGTGCTAAGTCTATTCCTTCTAAAAGTAGTTCAAATGGTGGCGGAGGCGGTAGTGGTGGTAGTGGAGGTGGCGGTGGTGGTGGTGGTCGTGGGTTTGGTGGTGGAGGTGATAAAAAACCCAAACCTCCTTCAAAACCAAAAGAACAAAGAAAAAAACAAACAGAAGCACAAAAATCATTTAGCGGAGCAAAAGTTGAAAGAAAAAGTGGAATGGTTAGGGCAAAAGTTAGAGCACCTCAAAAAACATTGGGAGGAGTTAAAAGAAGTTCTACAACAAAGCAAAAACCTAAAAGAGATATAACTAAAATTACTACACCCAAACCAAAAGGTAAAGTTCAATCCGCAAGTGGAACTATTCAAAAGAAAGTAGGAGGCGGAAAAGTAAGAGCAACAGAACAAACAAGACCACAAGCAAAAAGTAGAATTCAAGGTGAAACTACTACAACATATGGAAGAAAGAGTAGAATGAGAGGGGAAAGAACTACAATAAGATAAAGAAAAAAAAAATTGATTTAAATATTACAGTAAGTAAGTAAGTAAGTATGTTCTTACTTGACACAACACGCAAACAACTAATTTATCAAATATTAATGCTTCGTAAAGAAAAACATTTAGAACAAAAAGAAGCATATGAATATCATTATTATACAATCAAAGGATTAAAAAATGAAATAATTGAAATTGTATTATCTAACACTCCTAAATTGAGTGAAGACAAAATCATTTACTCCGTTTATTAAAATACTTTTTTATATTATATATATATAACAAAGTATGAGTGAGGAAATGTTTATTAAAGAAACTGAAACTAATGTTGAAGTAAAACCAAAAAAGAAAAGACAACTTACAGAAAAACAATTAGAGGGACTGCGTAAAGGAAGAGAGAAAATGGCGGAAAAAAGAAAAATGAAAAAAGCATTAACAGAAAAAAAGAAAGCATTACAAAAAAAAGATGGTGAAGCATTAAAAGAAAATTCACAAATAGAAAAAAAAGAAAGAAAAGCAAAGAAAAAAGCAGTTGAAGAAAGTGTAATACAAGAATTATCCTTTAAAGAAAAAAAAGCAAAGGCAGAAAAATCAGCAACTAAATTTAATAAACTTAAATTAAAAGCATTGGATAGTATAAAAACAAGTAGAGAACTTGAAGAATTTGAAAAGATAATGAAGGGAGTAAGTAGTGATATGGCGAAAAATCCAGAACAATTATATACATACTTACGAGAACACGCAGATAGATTAGCACCAGAAGAAAAAAGAAAAGCATATATGGAAAGAGAAGTAAAAAATTCAAAAGGTAAGAAATCACCTAAAAAAAGATTGGAAACAATTACGGAAACAACAGAAGAAAAAAAACCTAACCTTAAATTAAATATAGAAAATGTCAAGTAAATATGATAAAGCACAAGACTATGATTTGGACTTGGAAGACGAACACAATAAGAAAAAGAAAAAGAAAGATAAAAAAAAAGTTGTTGTAAAAGAAAAGGATTTGAAAATATATCCTATCAAAATAGAAGATGATAAAAAGAATGAAGGAGAAGACAAATATCCATTATGTAGTTCAGTTCATTTATTATTAGTAATTGGTAGAGTGAAGGCGGGAAAATCTTTATTAATTAATAATTTATATTTGAGTGAAAGATTTTATAAAGATGATTTCCAAACAAGAATTTTAATTAGTTCAACAGCACATAATGACGCAATTAATAAATATATGATTGATGAATTTGATTTTGTATTTACCGAATATAGTGATGAACTATTAAATCAAATTATTGATTTAGTTCAAAATGATGAAGGTAATGGTAGGTGGTTAATACTATTGGATGATATTATTGGTGATATTAAGTTTTCAAGAGGGGGTATGGTTGATGGTATATCTGCTCTCGCAAGTAAGTTTAGACATATAGGAAATGGAGAAGTAGAAGGAAAATTATCTGTATGTATTACAACACAATATTTCAAATACTTATCAACTATTCTTAGAAATAATGCTACTGGTTATTATTTAATGGGAAGTTTTCCAGAAGCAGAAATGAAAAAAATTAGTGAGGCATTATCATTTTTTGGTAATGGTGATAAAAATTTTATGGAAATATTTAGAAGGTCAAGAAAAGAAGATTATGATTTTTTATTTTGTTCGGTTCAAGAATTGGAATGTAGAAGAAATCACGAAGATTTAATATGGAGTAAGAAGGAAGGGTTTTCTCAACCCTATGGAGAAGAAAATCACAATGAAGAAATGACAAGTGAAGAAAATAATGTATTGGAAAAAGAAGAATAAAAAAATATTTATTTAATGTATAAATGGATTTTCAAAGTAGAATTAATCAATTTCGTCAAGGTTTGAAAGACCAACAAGATAGTTATAATAGTTTAGCACAATCTTCGGCACAATATGGTAGAAGTATTATACCAGATAAAGTAGCACAACATTTAACTTATATGGAGCAAGTAGGAGGTATGATTACTGGGGCAAGTGCTGGATTACACGGAGCAGTAGAGATGGGAAAAAAAATAAATAAGTTTAGATTATCAAAACAAGCAAAAAATAATCCAACTGGAAAACAAACACAACAAGGAGACCAAGCATCTAAATCTTCTAAACAAGGAGAACAACAATTAAATGAAAGAGAAGCACAAAGTCAAGAACAAGATACAAAAGGCAATGATACTGCCGACCAAACAACAGCAAAAGGCAAACCAGAAGCATTTGATGAAGGTGAAAGTGGTGGAATAAAAGCACCTAAATTAGAAATGGATGATGAAGGAGATGACCTTTTAACTGGATTAAGACAACAAGGAGTAGACGCAATTAAGAGTGGAGGTGTTGAAAAAGTAGAACAAGGAGAAGGAACGGTTAGTGAAGACCCTTTTGCTAATGTAGATTTTTCAGCAAGAGGAACTAGTAGTGGAGGTTCAAATATTTCCAGAACATCTACTTCTAATACCAGTTCGCAACCTAACAGAACACAAGCAGATGATGATAGACAATTAGGAGAAGAAGACCCAGAAAGCAGTGGTGTCGGTGGCGGTGCTGGTTCAAGTGATGCTAGAATAAGTAGTTCTAATGTAGAAAGCACATTAGCAGATAATACTGAAAGCAGTGGAAGTGTTATGGATACTTTGAGTGAAGGTGCTAGTAGATTTACTGGGGCAGTCGGTGATGCTGTTGGAGTTGTAAAAACTGGTTTAAAAGACGCAGTTTCCAGTGTTGTAGGAGAAGTAGGAGGAGAAGCAATTGCTTCCACAGTTCCTATATTAGGAGAATTAGTTGGTTTAGGATTATTAATTAGGTCTGTTATAGAACATCACAAACACGAAGAAAATGCTCCACCGCCAAAACTAACTGCTCCAAACCCAGAAGCAACAGAACAAAGTGGTGGATTTAGTGATGCTATGTTAAAGGGTTCAGTTCAAGCACCCTCAATTGTATAATTTTTTTTCATAATTATTTTCTCTTTTTACTTTATATAATGTCTAACTTTAATCTTATATCGCCAGAAGGCAATGGATTTAACTTTAATGTAAGATTTGATGAACCTATCATAGTCCCAGAAAACGCATCAGTTCATATGAATTGGTGTCAATTTGAAAGAGATAATTTAATTAACTTCACAGAAGAACAATTTATAAAAATAAAAAACCAACAAGTTTTACCATTTTTTAATTGGAATAATAATGGCAATGGTAAAGTTAGTGGAAGTTATTTACTTAATGGAATTGAAAGAAATGAAGGAGATTATACATTTGTAATTCCACAAGGCAAATATTCATTAGCAGAACTTCAAACACAAATCGTAAAAGCATTTACAAGTGCTGATAAAACAATAGCAGTAAATGTTAGTGAAGAAAGACAAGGTATAAACGCAAATACAATAGCACCAGACAATCCTTCATTAAAATTATATGAATATGATTTAGTTTGTCCCGTTTTTGAACCAGACCCAGCGTATTTAGAAACTGGTTTTATGTATAAAACAAAACCAAGGAATTTTTTTGCTGATACAGTTAATAATAAAGGAATGACTTATGACCCTACCGCTTTTCCATTAAATGGTGGATTAACAAGAAAAGAACATACTACACCAAATGGAACTTTTACTGCTGGATTACCAGACATTGACGCATATAATGTTTATTCTATGGGTAAGCACAAATATATACATACTGGGGGACATTTTCAACAGTATATAAATAATGACAATTTAAAAGGTAATGTAGTTAAAAATGGTGGTTTTGATGAATTACAAAATTTAAATACAATTAATTTTAGAAGTAATACAAAATTTAGTGATACACACGGAAGCACATTTGTTGGTTTATATATAAGCGGTTATGCTGGGGCAACAGATGGTAGTGTTATTGGTGATTTAACTGCTGACCCATTAGCAAATAGAATTCACGGAGGTAATATGATTGCTAAACGAGATACAACTTTAAATTCTGGTGGATATTATCCAAAATGTCATTTTGGTGTAGAATATACTGGTTTTGATACTTCTGTTTTTACTAACAATCAACACGATAAACTAAATATTATTCACGCACAAATGGGTGTTAATGCTACTATGGAAAGCACTATTGAAGGTATGAAAAGGGTTTATCAAATAGATTTATCAAAATATAGAAATATTGGTAGTGATGATAGTGAATTAGCATTTGGTATTCAAACATATTATGATAAAGGAAATTCTAATAGTGCTTATAGTGGAGCAAGTAAAGGAGATTTACATATAAGAGTATATTTACAAATGATAGATGGAACTTCTGTTGTAGTATATGATACTAATACAAAATATCCACACATAGATATAACTAATGGAGACCACCAACAATATTTTACAAAAGCATTTATGGATACTTATATTGCTTCAACAGAAGCGTCATTACAACCAAATACTATTAACTTAGCACAAGCACAATCAAGTATTCCATTTGTTCCTATTGTATCTGCTACTCAACAATTAGAAGGGGGTTTTCTTACTTATTCACAAATTGATGAATTTTCAAGAACAGAAAGTAATTCATTACTTTTAGATTATCAATTAGAATTTTCAAATGAAATAGGAAATTTAATTCAACCATTAGGTAATAATTCAACTTATACTACTGGTGTTTTAAGTCCAGCATATATTGATAAAAATGGTGCTGATAATTTTATAAATAATGAAATAACAAAACTGTTTACAGCAACATTAGGACAGAATGAATTTTATTTTAGAGAAAACAATGTTTTGGGACAATATAGACAAGATAAATTTTCAGTTGTATTAAATAATTTACCAATTAAATCATACAAAAATACAAATGATAAAACTAAATCTGGATATAGAAAACCAATTTTAGCAAATATACCTAATCCTTTTGCTGGGGCAGATGTAAGTATGGGTAATACTGGTAAAATTCTTGGTTCATATCAATCTTCTCTGGGTATAGTTAATAGGTTAAGTAATCAAGCAATTACTACTAATAACTTTGATGTGTTAATTTTAGATTTGGAAACTGATAAACCAGCAGAACAATTAACTAAATCAATTGTAAATTTTACAATTACTGCCGATTAATTAAAAATATATGAAATAACCTAAAAAAAAAAATCTATTATAAAAGTATAAAATGCCTATTATTAAGAAACCATTTAGTTTATCGCCATTAAATGATAATCCAGTTGTTTGTTCTAATTCAACTGATGATATTGTAATTAGTGGTGGATTTTCACATAAACAAGGATTTCCTACAATTAAGTTTTCTATTCCTCCACAACCTTCTATGCTTGAAGTTGCTTCACTTAAACTTGTAGGACAAATTTTAGTTAAACAAGCAGATGGTAATGGATTAGTTGCTAAGAATGGAACTACAAATGAATATAATAATGGAATACAAGGAGGTGAAGCAAATCAATTTGCTGGGACTATTGAAAACACAGATGTTAGTATGTTGCCTCAAACTGCTCTTAATATGAATGGATGGGGCGGAGTTCAAAATGTTATAGATAAAGTAGTTATTCAAAGTAAAAAATCTCTTATTGAATTAACCTCTGTAAATAACTATGGAGGGTATGTCGCACTTACCGAAAGTCATTCCAACAATGCTGACGACTATGGACTTTCTCCATTAACACATTCTCTTTCTTCTGGACGAGATGGAGGTAAATTAAATAGACGATTACTAACTTGTGCTACTTCAACTGCTACTGCTGGTATGAGTTCACTTAGTGGCGGAGCAAATGATAGAATGGTAGGTCAGTTTTTCTCTATTCCTATTAAGATTGATTTACTAGGAAAACAAGATTTATTCTTAGATGATGATTATTTAGGAGGTCTTCTCATTACACTTCATTTAGCAAGTGATAGTTCAGTATTCTGTAATAGATTTGCTCGTGCTGGTGCGAATTTAACTACTGCTAATGATATGTCTGCTCTTAATTATGTATTGAAAAATATTAAATTAGAAGGTAAATACCTTGTTCCAGACCAGCAAGATATGTCAGCATTACAACCAGTAATGAACTTAGATGCTAGATTAAATCTCATTAATGATATTCACTCCTCAGTAAATGCGAATAGTTATACACCACAACTTCAATCAGTCAAATCAGTTTCTAATGTTTTCTTAGACAACGACCAAACCAATACATTCACTAAAAACCAAGTTAATTATCGTCGCCCAGTCGGTCTCAAATCCTATCAACAAGCACGAAATGGTCTCCGTTTCCCATATAACTATGAGACATTCGCAAAACCAAATATGGATAGTGTAGTAGAGAATGGAACTGCTGGGTTTGGTGAAAAACAATTACAATTCCCAGCATTAGCAGTTGGGGACGCAGAAATTAGAAAACAATTTGAAGCATCTTTACTCAATGGAGCAGAACCATATCACTCTTCTAGTGGTATTAGAACTACAAACGCTTCAATTAAAGAAGATATAGATGATGGTAATGTTGGAGCAGATGATGTAAAAAATGATAATACAGTTATTGATTGCGTAGGTGTAGGTGCTGATTATTCTATGGGTATTGGTATGACACAGCAATTTATTAATCAAGACTATAACTTAACATTGAAGTCTGCTGTTAATACTGGTAATTCATTAGTTAGTGATTTAAGAAATGGAAAAACATCACAAAATCCACTCTTAGAACAGTCATTCATTAGATATAACGCTCAGTTTGATACTCAAAACTTAGTTAAGGTTATATAAATTTTTTAAAATACTTTTTACA